TAGCACTTTGGAAGACTTACCAGAATCATTGGTGTGAGCATAAGCCAAGTATCACTGTATACTATACAGACAGCGAGTTCCTGCAAGTAGCACAATGGATATGGGATAACTTCGATATCTGTAGTGGTATTAGCTTGTTGCCTGTAAGTGATCATACGTATCAGCAAGCTCCTTATGAGGACATCACTGCTGAGAAGTACGAGGAGTTACTAGCAGCTATGCCACAAGGTGTTAATTGGAATGACCTAATCTACTTCGAGCAGGAGGATAACACAACAGGCTCTCAGGAGTTAGCGTGTACTGGTGGGGCGTGTGAGATAGTTTAAGGTGTAAAAAGTGTAGTAAACTAAGGGGCCATTGCGGCCCCTTTTTTACGTCTACGAAGTTGCTCTTCTAAGAGCTTCTTTTCTTTTAGATTGTTCTTCCCGCATTTGTTTCTTTTCTACAAACTCTTCAGCGCCTCCATATAAGAAAGTATAAATGACGTTACCAAATGGAGGAACTTTGTTCAACAGTTTTGCTACCTTATCATAGTCATCTGCTGTGTCTGAATTAAGATTAACTGCCGCCTGACCAATGGCATCTGCAATGCCTATGGAAGCGGGCGCTAACTGTGACTGGAGGAATTGACCCCAGTTTCCTGTCTCCAAGTGTCTTTCTTGTTGATACTTACTTAAGAATATAATATCAAACAACGACTGAATCACAGCGTCACTCATCGTTTCGCCAAACTCTTCAAGGTCGTCAAACTGAACTGTCATACCTTCTGTATCAAAACCAGACTTAACGTAGTTCCTCATGTCTTGAACAGAAGCATTAGCCGTTCCCATAATCAGTGCATAACGAGTAGCGTTTTCAACAGCTTGCTTTGTGTTTCCTTTTCTATACTCCTGCACAATATCTTTTCTAATTAAACCTAACTGCTTAAGCATAAAAGATTTCATGGCGTAGAACACACGACCATTAGGATTATTCAAGTAAGCTGCTGGCATTTCTGATAAAGAAATAGGCTGTACTTCTGACAGCTCATTCCAAAGCATTAACTTTACATTATCATCAACCTCTCCTTTCTTCAAAGAGTTCATCAGCTTTACAGTGTCATCCCCAAAAACAGGATTCCATTTTTTAATAAAAGCTTCAGGGTTTTTCTCTGCAAGTTGACTATACTTTCTAAAAGAACTATTAATGAAAACAGATTTACCTGCAAGATCTACACCGCTAAACAAAGAAACTTTCATTGTTTTATCAAGCGCCTTACTGAAGCCATTCATATTAGCAAACTCTGCTGACGTTCGGTTAACCACTCCCATTTCTTGTACACTAATCCGAGCGCCCTTACGTCCTGATGCTATCTGTTTAATTGTATTCCCTAATCCATTAACGTACATAGAACTACCAACATCCGCTAACTGAATCATGGCTGACTGAAAGTTAGCAAGTGTCGCCATATACTGTACGTCACGAATAGAGGCAAGCACACCGTTCATAGCCTGTTCGCCACCTTCAAACCGAGCAGTAAGTAAAGCTCTGAGGTTGTCTTCTTGTACGTGGTTTAGTTCCCCTGACTTACGTAACTTACCCAACATCTCACCAATGCTTCCAGACAAGTCTACATTTTCAGTTCCTTCTACTTTTTTTAACGACTTTTGTTGATTAAAAAACTGACGTTTAGCTATCTCTCTTTCCATACGTTGTGTATAGATAGTTAGAGCAGTTGGAGCATCGTGGTAAAACTCTCTCAGCTTTGGGTTTATTTCTTGTATTGTTCTTGAAGCGCCAGTGCGTTTGACCATTCCTGTTTTACTGCCAGAAAGCACACTATTGTATACAGCAGTAATGACATCATCCTCAAGCTCTGAGACCTCCACTCCTTTCTTTGTTGCTATTTTCTTAAGCGCCTTGTCTGCAATAGATTGCCCTGCTGTTCCAACAGCTTGCTGTATTCCTTCTAAATCTTTAATGACACGAGGGAAATAGTTTACTCTCTTTCCTATTTTAATGCCCGCGGCTAGTGCTCTTCGGTGAATATCATCAAGCAAGTTAGGAATAGCGCCTGCTCCCGTCACACCTGTTTTAGGATCTACCGTTTTAAACTGTTTTATAATATCAGGAAAGTATTCATCACCTATTTTAAAAGCAGTTCGGAACTGTCCATTCATTAACGCATCTTCCATCTCATCATACTTTGCTCTAATAACAGGATCTTTTTCTTTCTTAATAATCCTAGAAGTAAAAGCTAAGAAAGGAGTCGCTTTTTCTTGTGTTTGTGCGGTGTTTATCGCGGTTCTAAATTCAAACTCTCGTACTAAGTTACCTACTTTCTGACTGTTTAAACGTATGACAGATTGCAAGGGAGCCATCATGTTATCCCATGCCTTACCAACTCTCGTTGTAGAAGCTAACGGGTTACTTCTCGCTGCTACTACTTTTGCTGCGTCATCTATTGTAGGTATAATGGGCTTACCCAAAGTAGAAGTCCCAAAAATTACAAGTGCATCTTTATCTTTAAGCCCTAACTCTTTAAAGACAGCGGGTAGTATTTCTGCTTCAGGAACATTGTTTATAACCTTGTCAGCAACCAAGTCATTCATTTTAGCAACAACAGAGTTAGCAGCTTTGGTAGAACCCTTTTTTCCAGCAAGTGCTTTTGTTTTGTTTGTTACATAGTTTACTGTGTTTTTTGCGGCAGTAGCTGCGGCCTTTGTGCTTCTAATAGGCGCACCTACAACAGGAGTAAGCAAACCACCTGCTGCTGTGTGTAGACCTAAACTTACTAAGTCATAATCACCTGTTGTTGTTTGTCGAGACAATTCACTTTGAAGAGCAATACCAGAGCCAATACCCGCCATTGCTTTTAACCCACGACCTACCGGAGAAAGAATTGTAGGTGAGACCTCAGCAACTATATTACCTATAACACTAGACATTGGATCTACACCTATTTCTGTTTGCATGTCTAATGTGTTGGTGTGTCTGGCTTCAGCTTTTTGAAGTCTTAGTTTATCTAAGTGGGTTACTCTCTCTTGCAAAGTCATGGTGTCAACGTAAGCATCACCGTAACGCTCACGGGCAGACATCAGCCTAGCGCCCTCCATTAGGCTGGCCGCTTGAGCAGAGGGAGAATTTAACGGCCCTAGTTCGTTGCCATCAGCGTCTACCCAAGTAGATACTGGAACAAAAGCCTCTATATTTCTGAACCACCTACCGAGATCAGCACTGCCTGTGTCCCATGCAGCAGCTATTTCATCAATACGATTAAGTCTACGACCATCATCAGTTTCACGATAGTCTGCACCTTCTGTAAAACCTAGCCATTCAGCTGCTTTTATTAGAGGTAGAAGGCCAACGAATGCCAGATCTGCTTTATTATTCTTGAAGTTAAAGGCATCCTCAGAAGTTACATATGGAGTAGCTTCTTTAGGTAGGTTGGTTACAGGTGTTCCACCGTATTTACTTACAGGTTGAGCGTCTACTGTCTCGGCAGGATTAACAGGGATTCCCCCGTACTTACTAGCCATTATTGTTTCACCATCCATTGACCGTCTTCTATGTATTGTGTTCCCGAAGGTAACGCATCATACTCTGCTTGATTAGTAACCTCGGGCGGTGTCGTTGGTGGTGGTGGTGTGTAAACAGTGTCCGCACCGAACGTATTTCCTGTAGGTGTTACACGGTTTAAGTAAACCTCTTTAATAGCTGTTTTACTTGCTTTAACTTCATCCACACCTTCGTCTATAAGTTCTAAAGTCCTATCAGCTACTTGTTCTGCAATGTAGTTTTGATCATACAGTTCTAAACTAGACCAAGCATCATTGTTGTCCAGTCCTGATTCTTTGGCAGACATTGACAACTTTTCTTCTGTTCTTTTAAGAAGTTCGGAGGTAAGCTTTCTGCCTTTGTCCTTCTCACCTGCTACATGTTTTTCAGCCGTGGCGGGTAGTGGTGCATAAGACATAGAACCATCTGCGTTCTTGACAGCATACATCATTTGTTTTGTGCCACCGTTAATTGATGTATTAGCACCCCAAACAAGCTTACCATCAACAATGTACTTAACGGACTCTCCTCTTTTAACAGCCGGTTGACCTATTGCTATAGTACCTAAGTTTTTAATGTCTGAAACAGAAGCATCTGAATGAACACCCTGTTGAACTGAAGTATATATAGGATCATCAGCAGGAACACCCATTGCTTTAAGCTGTGCTACCTGCGCTGAGATAGTTATAGGGAGCGCGGCTGCCGCTGCATCTTGAACTTGCTTAGCTTTAGCTGTAGAAACTGCTAGTGCATTTGCAGCTCTGCGTTTCTCACCTTTTATAGTTTGAACCAACTGCTGTCCTGCGGCAGGAGACAAAGTTTTATCTAACACTTGTTGAGCTTCCGCTGTTAAGCCTAAAGCTTTTAAACTATCAGATACTGAGAGTCTCTGCGCCTCTGTTTGTTTCATGTCACGTACAGCAGCGGCTGTCTTAGCAGCACCAGCGGGGTCTCCTCGTAACTGTTGAAGAGAAGCTAAGGTCGACAAGCCGCCGACTGTAGATAAGTCTAATTGCGACTGACCTACTCCTATAGCATCTGCGGCAGTCATTCGTTGAGGGCCACCAAAGGCCGAGTCTTGTGTTGAGCGAAGAGCACCCTTCAATTTATCAGCACGTTCTTGTCCGAACTGTAAACGCCATTCTGCTGAATTAGCATTTGGATTTGGACGAGTGGAAATACCACCCGTAAGCAAACCTTGTATGTCTTGTCTAGCCATTTTTATTCTCCTTCGAAAAGATCCACAATATCTTGAAGCAAACCGCCACCCGTGTTTGGATTATCTATTCCTAGCTCAGCATATATTTTATCTATTTGTGCTTTTTCTAATGGAGTTGCAGTGTTACCCATTAACGTTTCTAACAAAGCATTTTGTTGTTGAAGTGTTAGTCTACTAGCTAAATCTTCAGACTGCACTAAGGCTTCGAGTCCTCCAAGCCCTAACTTAGAAGAAAGCTCTGCACCAGTCCGTTGTCCTACATCAACAAAGCCAGCAGATGGCGTTGCAGCACCAAACATGTCTAACGCTTCTTGTTGTGGCTTATACGCAGCAGTTTGTAATAGACCGCCAATCTCAGCAGCTTGTTGTTGCTCACCTAGTACTTGACCACGAGCAGCTAAGTTTGCTTTAGCCATTGCATCTTGACGAGCAGTCTCATAGGCAAGCATTTCAGGAGAAGCGCCACCATAAGCACTAGACTGTAATCCCCCGCGACCTTGTGCAAACATTCGCTCTTCAAGCATTAACCTGTTTCTTTCTTCTTCAGGCCGTTGTATTCCTCGCATTTGATCATAAATCATTTGTTGTGCAACAAGGGGGTCAGCCTCTACTTGCCCAAACATATTTGTTGCTTGGCCCTGTAGTTGATTCTGAGCAGCTAGTTGTTCAGGAGAAAGATTAACACCTAAACCGCCTTCAGCCGTGGCTGCTACATTCGCTAAAGAACTGGTTGCAGTATATGGCTGAAAGGATGTATCTGCTTTTGCTTGTTCTGCTAAAAGGTTAGCGCCTGCTTGAGCGTTTTGACCTATTTGTCTAGTGTCGTTAATGTTTTCTTCTGACAAGTAATATTGTCCACCTGCGCTAAGCAAGCCTGTTGCTAAGTCACCTATTGGCATTAAATTAATCTCCCTAATAAAGCATGTATATCGATACGTTGAATAGAAAATTGTGAGCCATTAATCTGAGCTTCAAGACCAATAGTCACTACTTCACCACCACCAGTGGTGTTTACTTTTGGTGTGTTAATAACAATAGAAGACGTATATTGTGCTTCTGCTGTGTTAAATTCTGCTATGCCGTATTCAGCAACACCCTCAGTTCCAAAATCAAAAGTTTGTTTAGTAAAGCTAGTAGTATAGTCATAACCCCAGTTAAGAGTTGTGGCAGTATTCGCGCCTCCAATAATTGTAACATTGAATTTTTTTAAAAACTTTAAATTAGAAGTGTTTTCAAAATCTAAAGGATGGCTAAAATAACGAAGCTGATAGCTAAGGGTTCCATCTAAAAAACCTGCATACTTTACAATGCCTGTTTTATGTCCCATGAATAAAAGATCATTAGCAAGAAGACAGAAAGAAACAGGCTGAATACTTGTCCATGTTGTTGCACGATAAGCACCATTCTCTAACGGTTGCTTAAGATCAAAACAATAAACAAGTTTACTCTCAGGAAAAGTAAGTAAGTAGAAAGCTTCAATAGGACTATAGATAGCTTTAATCTTTGTGCGAACACCATTAACTTCAGTTTCCACTGTAAGTGTTTGTAGTATATCAGAACGTACATTCTTACTAATGTCCATTAACGGTAAAGATTTTTCCTGTATTAGACGGCCTAACGACATCACACCTCGATTAGATAAAAAGAACAAATCGCTGCCTGTAGACTGTACGGAGTCTCTTGCTATACATCCAACACCTTCAATTGTATCTTCAACTGCAAGGTTATTGGCAGGGCTGTCCGCACCTTTAAAAATAATAATGTTTCTTTTACCAAAAACAATAAGAAAACCATTGTGTTCCGCAAGGCTTACAACTTCATCATATCCTGTAGGCCAGACCTCTGTTAAGTTGATAGACCCACTACCACCACCATGCCAATCAGCACCGTTTAAAAAGTCACTCCAATATATAGTATACTTGTTGTTTGCTAAATCACAAGTCCATATACGACCAAAAGCAGCAAGAACTTCATTACCCTCTGGCGGTAAATTTGATCCAGAAGACTGTAACAAAGTTAAAGTTGTCGAACCCCCTACGCTTTCTAAAGGTTGATGTCCTGTTTGAAAAAAGTACACGTCATTATTAAACGAAACAACTTTCCAGTTATTATCATTAATTGTATAACCACTAGGTAAAGTACACTCAACTAATGTTGTTGTTCCTGAAAACAATTTATTATTACCAGCAGAAAAAACAGTAGTTACACCTGTTCTACTAACAAATTCAAAAAAAGTTTCAATTCCAACACTTGTTTCTAAAACTGTAGAACCATTAGTTGTGAGTTCTTCATAACCTTTACGCGCAGCAACTCTGCCAAGCTTATCAATAACACAGTTATCAGCAACGGCTGAGAAAGCAGGGTTTCCTCCAATAGGTGATTCTTCGGTATTAAGCCCCAAAAATCCTGGGGCTGCTACTGTAATATTCTGTAAAGTATGATTTCCCATTAGGAGTACCAGATAGTTTCTTCAGGATGTTGTGCAGCATCCAAAGCAATCGCGTCAGCCAAAGTGTTGTCAGCAATTGCAAACAACTCTGCGGCACTTGTTCCACCAGTTTCACCACGTTCTCTAGCGCCCAATGCTGTAGCAACTTGAATAATAGGAGCAGAAGGTGCTGACAAAGAATCAGTGTCCTCTTCAAACTCAGCTGTTCTTTGTACTACATTAAAACTTAAGTCATAGACTCCATCAGGTTTTGGATAAACATCTACTGTGGTATCACCGTTTGTATCAACACCTTTAAAATTATAAAACTGTGGCACACCTGTAGCTGGAGTCTCAATTAAATATGCGTTGTTCATCCAGTCAGTTCCACGATACTGCATGTGTGTTTTCTGTGTTTGATTGTTGGCTGATAACAACGTTGCTTGGTTTTGAGAACCTACCAAAGGATACGTATACGCAGCATCTGAGGTAGTTACTGTAATGGTTTTTCTTAACGCTGTCCAATTATAAGCATCTTCTACGGTACGCTTAGCATCATTAATAAACTCACCAATAAGAAGAGAGTAACTGTTTTGACTAACAGTAGCTACTTGATCTTCTCGTAGTCTTCGTAAGACACTATTCACCAATTGTAAATAAGTCATTAGTATGGAAACCTCTTTGTAGTTTGTGGGTTAGTCAGCATACCTTGACGAGCAGAGCTGGCTTGTTGTTGTTTTAAATCACTTAAAAAACTTCTTATAGAAGAACCTTCACGCCTACCTACTGGTCTGGCTTCTCTTGTTTTCCTTGGATCAAACTGTAATAGTTGCTGAGTGTTTTTTACTTGTGTGTCAAATTGAAGCATGTCTTTAAACAAAGAGTCAGTTGTGCGTGTAGCACTTTTACTTGCAATACCTTGTTCACCGGCAACACCCTGCTCTCCTTCAGCTCCTTCAGCTCCTGTTTCTCCTTGGATGCCTTGTTCCCCAGCTATACCGTCTATACCAGCTATACCGTCTATACCAGCTATACCGTCTATACCAGCTATACCGTCTATACCAGCTATACCGTC